TCAAACCGTCACTATTGGCGATGAGATTGATTTCCAGACAATAAGCAAGTGGTCAGATGGCACACCTTTAGCCTATGAGCAGACTCTAGGCGATGATCGTGATCGCTGTGTTGAATTGCTCTGGGACTTGGGTGTAACTGACTGCATAAGATCCAATCATACGGATCGAATTTACAACATCATCATGAAGAAGATCCCATCTTTCCTATCCTTGCCAGAGCTGCGGTTTGAGAAGTTCATGAAGTTTGATGAGTTAGGCATTACCTTCCATAAGAAGCCCATGCAGCTCGCACCTAACTGGGTAGCAGTTCATGGCGACCATACCCCTATCAAGCCACATGGCGGTTTGAGCGCATTGGAAGCCTCACGCAGGACAGGCACGAACATTATCTCTGGGCATACGCATCGCGCTGGTAGGACATCCTTCTCAGAAGCCATAGGGGGCCGTTTGGGGCGTGTTCTGCATGGAGTTGAGGTAGGTAACCTAATGGACTTCAAACAGGCCGCATACACCAAAGGAACGGCTAATTGGCAACAAGCCTTTGCCATCATGTATGTGCATGGAAAGAATGTTCAAGTGGATCTAATCTACATAGAGAAAAACGGCACATTCATCGTAGGCGGTAAGGTCTATGGAAGACCTCGTTAGAGACATTTTTCCTGTCCGTAAGACTATTGACGATGCAGTCGATGAGGCAGAATCGTTATCATTTCGTTATCAAATAAAGCCCAAATAGTCTGACGGGTATGCAACACTAAGCCTGTCACCAGCCGAGGGCGCTGGTGCGATAGGAGCAAGATGACTGACAATCAGATTATCGGAGCAGCTTTATTACTGTTTCCTTTATTAGTTGGATTGATCTATTCACATGTATCACATGGCAATTATCAAAAGGGTTTCCGTGAGGGATACCATCGAGGCAGGGCAGTCAATCGCCAAGAGTTTTGGCAAGAATGAAAGCCAAAGAGGTCTTACAAAGTGCAACCGATGTCATGCAAGATCGTGGTGCAATCTATGGTCATCCAAAGATCAACCAAGATCGGATTGCTCGGAGACTTACCAATCTTCTTGATTTCCCAATCGAGGACTACCAAGCTTGCCTTGCAATGGTCGAGGTCAAGCTCTCAAGAATCCAAGAATCCCCAACCCACATCGACTCATACATCGATGCCTGCGCTTATCTCGCATTAGCTTGCGAACTCAAAAATGGAGAGGATGAATTGTATGTTTAATTTGTCAGAATACGAAACAGTAGATAGTAGAATCCATCAGTTTTACGAATCCTTTAAAGATGGCAGAATAGTCACAGAGATGGAATTGATCGACATGGAGAAAGGGCATTGCATCTTTAAGGCTTACATCTACAAAGATTCAGTCCGTACAATGGCAGATTCTACAGGCTATGCAGATGGTTTTCGTAAGGATCGTGGAGTCGATGCTCAGTTCTGGATTAACAATGCTGAGACAAGCAGCATAGGTAGAGCTTTAGCCAATCTAGGTTTATCAGCTAAGGGGAAAAGGCCAAGTGCTGAAGAGATGGCACAAGTTAATTCAGTTAAGACAAAGAAGCCAGAGGTTGAGAAAGATTATTGGACTACACCATTTGGTGAGCAAGATGAATTAATCAAGAAGGTAGATGCGCCTGTTACATTAGATAAGGCTGTTGAGACTGTTGCAGAGATTCTAGGTACGGCAAAGGTTGTTCCTAGCTGCAAGCATGGCGACATGGAGTTTAAGGATGGTAACAAAAATGGCCGCGCATGGGGTGGCTATTTCTGCCGACACATTGGTGTACAAGGATCAGAGCCTAAGTGTCCAACACTCTGGTATCAGCTAAGCAGTCAAGGCACATGGGAACCACAGAAGTCGAGGGTGTAATGAATAACAAAGTTATCATCGCCCATCAAGCTAAAGCGACATCCAGAGATGCAGCTAATCGTGTCTATCCTAGATCAGGCTCTATTCGCCTAGAAGTCTATGAGTTCCTTATTCGTAGAGGATTAGATGGGGCAACCGACCAAGAGATTGAATCTAACCTAAACCTAGATGGCAACACAGTTCGACCTACTCGCAAGACTTTAGAGCAGGATGAATTGATCGTTGATTCCGGCACAACGAGATCGAACCATAATGGTAATCAATGCATAGTCTGGCGAGCAATCAGCGCAGACCAGATGTTCTAAGGGGATAAAAATGGGTTATGTGGAAGTTTATAATGTAGATGGCGAAGGTGGATGGACTGACATAAATGACATTCCACTCATAGAAACAGTTAATTGTCAATTATGTAATGAGCCAACAGAAGCTAGAGACATTATGGCTATCATTACAATCAAGGATGGTCAGCCATCTGTAGGTCAATGGCAATGTCGCAAGTGTCATGCGGTAAATGGCTAGCCAACACAGGAAACACAGAGGTTTCCGCACAGAGCGAGTAGTTGCCGAGTACCTATCGACTTGGTGGCAAGGCGCATGTGTGGGAAGGGGTAGTGGCAAAGACATTGTTAATGTGCCATTTGACTGCGAAGTCAAAGCAAGGGTTGGCTTTCAACCATTGGCGTACATGAAGCAATTAAAAGCTCGAACATCTATCACTGGGGAGTTAGGGTTCGGCGTACTGCGACTAAACGGGCAAGGTGAGGATCCGCGTGACTATGCCGCGATCATCCGCTTAGAGGATCTATTGCCACTACTCATACTTAAATACGGTCACTTAGACAAAGAACCTACAGAGGCAGACATCGACCGTTGCTCTGGATGTGGGTCATACATGATAAGGAAGTGTTTAACATGCCAGCCTACGACTACAAATGCAGCAGATGCAATCTCAATCAAGAGATCACTCATGGATGGCACAATCGACCAGTAGTTCTATGTCAATACTGTAATGAACCAATGAGCAAAGTATTTACATCTAATCCAATTCACTTCAAGGGCAAAGGATGGGGCAAAGATTGAAGATACTAAACCTGTATGCCGGTATAGGTGGCAATCGTAAGTTATGGGGCGATGAACATGAGATCACAGCAGTGGAGTTTGATACTCGTGTAGCTGCAGTCTATGCGGATCTATTCCCTAATGACACAGTTGTAGTGGCAGATGCTCATCAATACCTATTAGAGCATTTTGAAGAGTTTGATTTCATCTGGTCTAGTCCACCTTGTCCTAGCCATTCAAGGCTTCGCAAAGGCTTATCAATGGCTACTGGATCAAAGGCTATCTATCCAGACATGAAGCTCTATGAGGAGATCCTTCTACTTCAAGGCTATTTCAAAGGCAAGTGGGTAGTTGAAAATGTTGTGCCTTATTACGAGTATTTAATCCAACCTACTTTATTGCTTGGCCGGCACCCTTATTGGATGAACTTTACTGTTGAACCTAAAGACTTCACATCCGATGGAATTATTAAGAATGGGGTTACTCAAACCTTAGAGGCTAAGTATGACTATGACTTATCTAATTACAATTTACCTGATAAAAGGAAGGCTCTAAGAAACGCAGTTAATCCAGAAATGGGATTGCACATACTGCGACACGCCGTCTGACCTGCACTTATACTAAGGAGATTGACATGTCTGGTACTCTCAGGGCTAGAGCCCATAAGGGGCTCAGAGCGAGCCGCTCGCGGATAGCTCGCTCGGTAGCCATCGCTATTGGGATAGCTCTATTATCACCAATGTATGATGCTAATACAGGCTCAATAGATGCCTTCAAATACAACCCTCGTAAATACATAAATGCCACAATGAATAAGACTGAGGCTACATGCATTAAGAGATTGATCAGTAAAGAATCAGCATGGAATCATAAAGCGGTTGGTAATCTATCTGGTACTCATAGAGTCTATGGATTATTACAGATAAAGAATCCAATAGCTAAAGACATGAACCCTATGCAACAGATACAGCTTCACATGAGATACTTAGATCATAGGTATGATGGATCAGCATGCAAAGCATGGAAGCACTTTAAGATTAAGGGATGGCATTGACCAGAGCTGCAAGTCATAGAGAGTTA